ATGATTACCAGGTGTTTAGTATCTTTGACCCAACAAATAATTATAACAATGCAGACCATAACCGAGAAGCTAAAAGCCGAATTAAAAGCCTTCAATCTGGTAGAAGAAACGAAATTGAAATTGGAATATGAGCAATTTTACATTGATACAGCCTTTGATTTTTTAGCCAGACCAATATACCGTAATACTAATGCAAACAAACCCGCAATACATATTGAATTTATACAGGGTGTGGTTACTAAATGCCTCGTGCAACAGTTGCAGGAAGCAGAAGAAAAATTAGCTAAATACGATGCTATTACTAAAATTATTAACTCATAAAATGGATAACTTACTACAACAAGTAATAGATGATGCCATTCGACTGTGTGAACGTGATGAAGAATATGAAATTTGCCAGATGCTTTTTAATCAGCTAACAGCTTTGAAGGATGTACCTGTAAAGCCTTTGCGATAATACTAATCATACTGATGGTCGTATTAACTAACCCTCTTTCAATTTTGCTTATGCTGGTATATTCGACGTTGCAATCAGCTGCAAGTTGAACCATAGTTAACCCTTTTTCTATCCTAATTTTTCGGATAGTTTGACCTAATTTTTCAATTGCTTTCTGGTCTTTAGGATTGGGAGTAGCCATCTCAACAAAGCTTAGGAAAAAATTGTTGCAGGTGTATGGTACAAGTGCTATATTTGAAAAATGTTAAAACGAGTATTTATAATAAATTATTGCTCTCAACTAATTGAAAATTAATTAAATAAAACTAAAATGAAAAAAACGCTACTTATCGCAATTATGGCTATCACAGTTTTAGCCAGCTGCACCAAAGATGATTACACACCCCAAAAACCAAAACCAGTTAGACCATCAGACAACCAAATCAGAAAATAAATGGAAAAGATGAAAAGTTGTTTAATGCTGTTAGTAGTATTTGCAGTAATGTTTACCGTAATTTATTTTGTGGTTAATTCTGGCGAGGACTGTGTGAGGATATTGCCAGATGGCGCAGTTCGTTGTAGCTGCGATTTTCCCGACAATGATAGTTGGGAAGCGTACCTAAAGCAAGTTAAAGGTAGTTACGAGAGTGTAGTTCTTGAAGACCCAAAATGTAAATAGAACTTGACTTTTTTAGTTTACGATTTACTTTAGTAATGTAGGACGATTAGTGAAAAAGATAGACCCTTTACCAATTGGTGAGGGGTTTTATTGTTGAAAACTAAGTTTTCATTTTTAAGATTTGGGCGGTAAATTAGTGTTAACTATTAGTTAAATAATGATGAATGTACAACAAATCAAAAGTTTAGTTTTATCAGTAAATGGAGTAAAACTTGTTGCGGAGGCTAAAGGTCGTAGGAATATGGACGTGCTTACGTTTAAAGAATTGCGTTCCAATTTAAAATTTGATGTAAATCTGCACAATGAAGAAAGAGAATTTGCACAGGCGGTTTTCCTTGACTTAGGGTTTACAAAATTTTCGGATGAAACAAAAAAACAAGTGAAGAACGCTCTAGCTGAATTTTCAGTTGAACGATTTTTAAAAGATTAAACATACAATTTTGGAAATCAAAAATTACACTAAAGAAGAGTTCGAAGCTTTAGAGAAGAACGCTAGAGAAGTTTTTAAACAGGAGGCTGATTTAAATATCAAAAACTATAGTGAGTATCTGGAGACTTTGACTACAAAAAAATTTGAGAGGGGTAAAATGTCACGTTCTGCATTTGTTAAAAAACAGGAGTTATTTTATAAACTGAACGATTTTATAATTGAACATTATCCCAACGAAAAGGAAATTTTTATTAATGGCAATTGTTTTTATACAATTGGTGCAAAAATCCATTTTAGTTTGATGGTTGAAGAGCTTCGTTTATTTGATGATAAATTACAGGAGATGTATTTAGATTTTCACTCAAAGATTTTTCCAGAATACATTGATTAAACATTTACACTTTAAAACTTTCGACTGGCAGCCGATATTTATATTAGAAGGTACTCATTGACCTGATTGCTTTTTAAAATTATTTTGTTTGACCCTTTACCAATCGGTAAGGGGTTTTTTATTGGCTAAAAAAATTATTTTAAAAAAAGTACATCAAAACTTAACTTTTTTGGATTTAGAAACTATTTATCTAAAACAAACAAAATATAAATGGAAAACGGTTACACAATTAATGAGTTGCTCGGGAGAGAAAAAACATTTGCACTACTTAGTGAAAAAGCACAATTAGTTGCGGTAGAAGATAAGTTTGCGCCTTACGATGTTACAGGCTCAACGTTAACAAAAAACTTCTATATAGAAGTGAAAAACAGAATGGTAAAGAGTGATGATTACGATACCGATTTGTTAGAATATAGTAAGCTAAAAGGGATGCAAAATGTAGAACCAAATGCATTACATTTTTACCTATGTTTTTTTACAGATGGTGTCGCCAGACTTTATCATCTCAACAAAATCAAAATACAGGATGTCTACATCGACATCAAAAATTGCCCTGTTTCGTCAGTTGAAAACAAGGGAATTAAACAGAAAATTTGCTATGAATTACCAATTCATTTGGCAAAAACTTACAAATTAAATTAATGATAAAAGAACCTAAAAGCTATCCAACCGTCAAGTCTTATTTAAAGGATTTACAGTTACATAAGTTAGAAGTCATTATTGATTATATCTGCTTGATTAATGGTTTAGATGCTATCACCATCAACCAGCGAACCAAAAAGCCAGAGATTACCGAGGCAAGAAGGCTTATTATCTACGTTGCAAAAGTTATGTATAACGTCAATGGTAATTACATAGCAGAACGTTTACATCTTGATACGGCATACGTAAGTGATGTCACAAAAACTACCTTCGGAATAACACAAGTAGACCGCAAATATTGCGACGAAATAGATTTGCTTATTAAGCAATTAAAATGCAGATAGCATTGATTATAGTAGGTTTTTGCTTTTTCGGCATTTACCTTTTAACAATAGAAAATGATGGAAACAACTAAAACAATATTCGACTTTATCACAACTGCATTAGCTGTTGGCTTCGTGATAATTATGGTTGCAGGACTGGCAATCAATAGCAATAAAATAAAGAAAATAGAAGATAAAATAAATGGAAAATAAACAATTAACACCAACACAAGCTTTTGAGGTCATTTTTCAGATGACAGGGCAATTACAGTTGAATAGACAAGATTCAACTCTTTTAGATAGCTCATTGAGAGCATTAGCGCAACTATTACCCGTTGAGCAAAAAGAAGATAATACAGTTAAAAATGATTAAAATAACATCAGAATTAAAACAAAATTCTGGATTCAAAAGTTCGATTTCAGTTTTACAAATCAATAGCTATACCACAACGGAAACGGTAATGCTAACTACAGGCTCAACTATGCCAATGCCAGCAATCGGTGGTAAAAATATACAGATTAGCGTGAGCGTTTATAAGAGCCTAAACGATAAAAACGCAGGTGCGACACCATATCAACCAATGGATTTTCCATATAATTTTTCGGTGCAATCAGTACCATCAGATGAGATTACGGAGAGTTATCTTTATAATCAGGTTAGAAGTAAGTTAAATGACCTGGGCTATAGCACAGAGTTTATTTAGTAGAGGGTTAGAAGGGTTAGACTTAATGTTTAGCCCTTTTACCATAAGTAATATGAAGGCTTTTTAAGTCTTCTCTTTGCTGTTTTCAACTCCTTTTTTAGCTGTTTTCGCTCTTCATCGTTTAGATTTGTAAAGAGAAGTTTTTCAATTTCTGGAATTCTTGCCTTACTATCAAAATATTCTTGCTTTTCCAGTTCTATTAGTAAAGGCATATACTTTTTTTTCAACTGAATATATAATACAATTATTGTTAATACAAAATTGATTATCCAGCCAGCTTGATAAATTTTGTAAAGGTTTATTATATCAGGAAGTTTACCTGAAATGATATATAAAATAATATAGAATAAGATACCCCCTGCGTATAGTATAGTAATTTGTTGTGCTGCTCGTTTATAAGGGTCTCTAAAAATACTTTTTTTCTTGTTCTGTCTATCTTTAATGTTTTCAATAATACCATCTAAAACAAAACCAACATACATTAACATAAAGTTGGTGCTATATATTACAACTCCAATTGAAGTAGTAAACAACAATAATTTCAATGTATCAGTATTTAGGAAAAAATTATGATTCAAAACGTAAGTTGCAAGGTAGGGAGGTGCAACACAAAATATTATTGATGTAATAATGTATACTGTTTTACTAAGGTGCGACTTAAATAATTCTGCTAAAACTTCTGTCATATAGTGAAGATATAAAATCTTCTCCATTTTCTCCAATTGCCAACTATTTATAGTTATGGCAGCAAAGAAGGGCAATACCAATGCAGAAAAATGGACAAAAGACGAAGTCTTAAAATGTTTATCAGTTATATATCAAAAGGTAAAAAAGGATAAGACTTTTTACTTAGGAGTTGCGTTAGCGCAATTAGACTTATATCCTGAATTATGGTCGGTTTGGTCAAAGAAATTTGATGAGGACAAGATTGTTTTTCAAGCTATAAAAAAGATTGAGGCTCAAATTGAAGCAAATCTATTACAGCTGGCAGGTAGTAATAAAATGAATACTGCTATTGCCATTTTCGTATTAAAAAACAAATATAAGTGGTCAGATAAACAGGAAATAGACCACACATCAAAGGGTGAGAGCATCGTTTGGCAAGAGAATAAAACTTATGGGAAGGATAATCCCTAATGAATTTAACGCTCAAACAAACTATAGTTCTTGATTTATTAGAAGACCAGCAACACACAGAAATAATCTTTGGTGGTGGTGCAGGTGGAGGTAAATCTATTGTTGGTTGTTATTGGATACTAAAACAGGCTCTAAAGTATAAAGGTACAAGATGGCTTATTGGTCGTTCCAATTTGAAAGCACTTAAAGAAACTACCTTAAACAGTTTTTTTGATGTTTGCAGAATTCAAGGATTAAAGCCAGAAAGTCATTATAACTACAATCAACAAGCAGGTATCATAAAGCTTTTCAATGGTAGTGAAATTTTATTAAAAGATTTATATAACTATCCAAGCGACCCCGAATTTGAAACAAAACTATCCTCATTAGAGATTACAGGGGCATTCATCGATGAATGTAATCAAATAGTAGAAAAGGCTTGGTTAATTGTTAAATCTCGTATTCGTTATAAGTTAGACGTATATGGATTAGTACCGAAGATTTTAGGTAGCTGTAACCCATCGAAAAATTGGGTTTATTCCAACTTTTTTAAAGCAAATAAAGAGGGTGTAATTGAGCAATATAAAGCCTTTGTACAAGCTTTAGCAATTGATAATCCTTACATCTCACAACATTATATCGACAACCTTAAGACCCTTGATAATGCTTCAAAAGAGCGTTTATTATTTGGTAATTGGGATTATGATAACGACCCGACAAGTTTATTAGAGTTTGACCAGATATTGGACTTATTTAATAATTCTCACGTTGTTGGAGACCCCACTAAAAAGGCAATAACTTGTGACGTTGCATTGATGGGGAGCGATAAGCTGGTGCTTTGCTACTGGCTTGGATTTGTAGCAGAAAAAATTATTGTTATGCCAAAATCGGATGGTAAGCAAGTAATTGATGCAATTGAGCAAATGGCAAACACTTATGGAGTGCCAAAGAGTCGAATTGTTTATGATTCCGATGGTGTAGGAGGATTTATTAATGGTTTCATAAATGGTGCTAAGGCATTTAATAATGGTGCTAAGGCATTAAATAATGAGAATTATAAGAATTTAAAAACTCAATGCATTTACAAATTTTGCGATAGAGTAAAACAGAGTGGATATTACATTAAAGATGCTCTCAATAAAGAAAATATCATAATAGAATTATCTCAACTTAAGAGAGCAAAGATTGATAGTGATGGTAAGTTAGAGGTAGTTGGTAAGGATGAAATCAAAAAGATTATCGGACACAGTCCCGATTTCTCGGATTCACTGATAATGCGAGAATTTTTAGAATTAAAAAGAACTGGATTTTTTGTTTAATCATTTATGCACCAGCAGACTATTTATAGAGAAACTATAAATGGGATTTCTTGACTATTTTTTCGAACGAAAACAAACACCACAACCTTTACAAACCAAATCAAACTCACCGTTATTATATCCAATTATTGGTAATGGTGGTGTAAACTGGCTAAATGATAACTCACAAACTTATATTACAAATGGTTATGCAGGTAATCCTGTAATCTACAGCATAATTAAGCTTATAACCGATAAGCTTAGTTCAGTGCCATTCTATTTATATGAGGTTAAAAATGACAACAAATTAAAAAGCTATAAATCATTAGCAGTTAATGGGAATCTTGTCAGCACCAAAGCATTATTAACTAAAGAGCAATCACTTAAAGAGGTCGAAAATCATCCAATAATTGCTTTACTAGAAAACCCAAATCCAGACCAATCATTTAGCGATTTCTTAAAGAATGCGATTGGTTATAAGTTGATTTGTGGTAACTCATATATATATGGTTTAAAACCAGAGTTCGGAACAAACAAGGGCAAGATTACAGGTTTAAGTGTTTTACCTTCTCAATTAATCAACATTGTCGGAAACCAAACAGTAGATTATTATAATGTTTCTGGCAGTAACGTAAGAATAAATAAAGAGGATGTTTTGCATCTTAAATATTGGAATCCAGATTGGAACTCGGGTCTACAATTGTATGGTCAATCACCCCTTAAGGCTGGTTTAAAAGTCTTGGACTTAAATAACACTGCGTACAAATCACAAACTGAAATCATCGCAAACAAAGGTGCATTTGGTATGCTGTATGATGAATCTGGCTTATTAGATGTTGACCAAATGCAACAACTGAAGGATAAGTTCCAAAACGCATCAACCAATGAGATAATGATGGTGTCAGCAAAATTAGGTTGGACACAATTTGGAGTTCCATCTGATGAGTTGCAGATACTTCAACAAATGGATTTGAATTTAAGGGATTTGTGTAATCTGTATGGCGTACCATCTTTGTTATTGGGTAATTCTAATGATAAGACTTACAGCAACTTCGAGCAAGCTGAAAAATCATTAATCTATAATGTAATTGTACCAGAATTAACAGCACTAAAAGACAGCTTAAATAAATGGTTATTGCCAGCATACGCTAAAGCCGATAACAAGCAATACTACATTGATTTTGACGTAACAGTCCTCCCTCAACTTTCCAAAGATATGAGTGAAGTTATTGAACAACTTGACAAAATGTGGTGGGTAACAGGTAATGAGAAAAGACTTGCAACAAACTATGGCGAAGACACTTCAAACCCGTTAATGAATCAATATTTCATACCGCAAAATCTAGTTCCATTAAATGAACAAAGTATAACTCTAAACACCGATACAAGCGACAACAACGCAGATTATTAGTACCAGTAATATTTATCTAAAAGATGAACGATAAACAGTATTACAGGCTATACAATAACCTACAAAAGAAGCACGAAAGATTAAGCTATCGCATAGTTTTAAAAGGATTACGTAAGCAGTTTACCTACGCCAGCAAAGAGTATCTAAATCAACCAAATACACCGATAGAATTATTGGTGAGAGAAAGCGACACGCTAGAATTTATAACAGAAATTTACTTAAACGTAGGTTTAGAATTTGCTACTCTGGTTGATAAATCACTAAGCAAATACAAATCTTTCACCCAGAATTTGGAAACAAAAGCAGCAAAGCCGAAAGAGTATAAACCATCCAACAATCCCAATAGCGTAAACATCTGGCGTGATGAATTTATCAGGCTTACCCATACTAAAGAAATTGGCGATAAGGTTACAAAAGTCACCGAGACAACAAAGAACCAGATTCGAGAAGTAGTCCGAAAAGGAGTTGAAGAAAAGCTATCACATAAGCAAATCGCTCAATTAATACTGAAAGAAACTGATTCAATCAAAACTAAGCAAAGAGCATTAACTATTGCCAGAACTGAAAATGCTGTTGGCAGCAATAAGGGTGCAATGTATGCTGGAAAAACATCTGGACTAGTTCTTTACAAAAAATGGATAGCACGTAGTGTTGATGGAAAAACAAGGGATGCTCACGCTGGGATGATTGATTCAACACCTATTCCAATTGATGGTTTATTTAGTGTTGGTGGTGAAAAGATGGCTCACCCTTGCGATGGCTCTAATGGAGCAGGTGCAGGTAATATTGTAAACTGTCGTTGCGTGATTTCATTAGTTCCTGCAAGCAGAGTTGTAAATACTGCTATTAATAAGCCAGTCAAACCAAAACCTGTAGAGATACCGAAACCAGCATTGGATTTTAGTAAACCTATGCCAATGGATTTTGAGGATTTAAGTACTTATAAACCAGTAAAAACGGTAAAAGAAGCGGAACAATTTTTGATAGATAAAGATATTGCGAGTAGTGTCGATTTAAGTTTCATTAAGGATGTAGATGTTGCTAACCAAATGGCAGAAACGCTATTTGAATTGAAAAACGAATATAATTTTAGTCCGATAAAGATTGATATAAGTAGAAAAAAGAATGCAAATATGTCTGCTAATGGTGGTACGTTAAGTATTAATCCATCAAGATTTAAGACGATGAAACTGGCGGAAAAAAGTTATATTGATGGTGTAGAAGGTTTTAAAGCAGGGATAGAAAAGAATATTGCTTATTATCAATCTCTGGTAGATAATGAAACCTTATCTATCCAGACCAGAAATAAGTTTAAACGACATTTAAACGCTGAAAAGGAAAGGTTAAATTATAGCAGGTGGACAGTTAAATATTCTAAAAATACGGTAACCAAAGAAACTATCACTCACGAGATAGCCCACGTTTTGCAAGACCAAAGAACAGGATATATTAATGGTGGCTATTTCAACAAGAATAGAGGATTGCCATTTTCAAATGAACTTAATTCTGAATGGAGAGGTATTTATGCTAAAGCGGTAAGAGAGAAAGATATGTACAATATAAGTAATTACGGTGCAACAAGTAGTGCAGAATTGTTTGCTGAATCGTTTGTGATGTACGTAAATAAAGACAAAAGCTTACCTACTTACATTGCAGAATACATTGAGAGATATTTAAAAATAACAAGATAAAATGAAACAACAAATAAGGGAAAAGAAGCTATTAGGATTAACCGTTTTCGATGAAGAAATTGAGGATGATAAAATCTATGTAGACAAAGATGGTAATGAGATTGATACACCAGAAGATGATGGGGATGAGGATTAATTATTGTTCGAATTTCGCTTCAACTTCGTTAGCAACGTCAGCAGTAGAATATGAATCCATTAAAAAAGTATTACACTTGTCGCAATGATAGATGTATCTTCCAAATTCTGCATCAAATCTTATGTAGCTTAATTCATTATAATCGCAAGATACTTTATTGCAGACCGCTTTTACATTTTTAACCTCGTATTTTTTAGTTAGCTTATTAAGTATCCAATCCCATTTGAAAGTTAGTTGGTGAAATCTATCTGCGATATAATTTAATGTATCTAAATGATTTGCATTTAAGTAGCCTCTCTGTGTTTCTCCTACGATTTTCCGATTTTCGATTTCCAACAAGAATCGCCATACGATATTAAATATAACTACTGAAATTATAAGTAAATAAAGCGGAACACTTAAGTTAGCTATTGCTAAAAATTTATTCACAAATAAAGTTAGAGTTGTTAAAACCGGTAATTCTCTTATCCAATCGAATAACAATGTTCCTACTGGTGCTAGCAATGCTCCACCTATAACATACATCCAACCGTGATTATACCACTTTACATTTTGTTCGCTCATATTTTAATTTATTGTTTAAGTAATGGTGCATTGATGGCAAGGTCACCAGCAAACACTGCCACATTTTGTGAGTAACAATTTCCCAAAATATCTTCAAAATGTAACGTGAAAGAAAATGATTCAGGGGCATCTTCACTAACTAAAGATGCAGATATTTCGAAAAAACCACCATCTGTTAAGCTTCGACTTTTAACATAATTGTGGATTCTAACGTTACCAGTGTCAGTTGTAATAAACCTTATATTATATGCGATGTTCCGCATCAAAGTAAATGTCAATATTAAACTTGTTAGATTCTCATTAAAAATATCTTCTTCGTTTTTTAACTGAATTTCGAATTTTGGGATTAAACTTATTCTTAATTGCTTCTGCTGATTTTGATTAGACTGGTACTGCAAGTACAAAGTATAAAATACAGCGATTGCACCAAGTGCCTGTATCCAATCAGTAATGTTTGGAATTGCTTCTCCAAAATAAAAATGAAACATAAGAGATTAATTTGTCCCAAAATTAACCAATTTAATTAAGATTCCTTAATTCTCAAATTCGCCATTCTCCAACTATTTATCTGTAAACACAGGTAAATGGTAAAGAATTATTCCACCAAAAATTATAATCATTCTGAAATAAATATAGACTTAGATAGCCGAATTATTTCGGGCTATGCAGCTGCTTTCAATTCAGTCGATAGTGATGGTGATGTTATCGTTAAAGGGGCATTTGCAAAGACGTTGCAAGAAAACGGTGTCGAATCTGCTAAACCTCGAATTTTTCATTTATACCAACATAATGTTACCCAAGTTTTAGGTAGACCGACCATCTTAAAAGAAGATGATTACGGGTTATATTTTGAAACTAAAATAGCAGATACACAACTTGGTAATGATGTTTTAAACTTATACAAAGAAGGTGTTTTAAACGAACATTCAATAGGTTTTAAAACAATCAAAGCAACCAACAAAGGGAACTATAACGAAATCCAAGAGGTTAAGTTATTCGAGTTCTCATCGGTAACGTTTGGTGCAAATAGTAATACACCATTTTTAGGCTTCAAATCTCAATTTGAAAAGGCAGAAGACATTACAGAGCAATTTGAACGAGTAGAAAAGATGTTGAAATCTGAAATCACAGCAGAGACTACAGCACTACTTACTATATATCTAAATCAATTAAAATCAGCATTTCTTGATTTATCAGAAAAATCAGTTGAACCGCCACACCCGATTGAAATCAGTGAGGAAACTAAAGACCCGATTGATGAGCCAAACGAAATTGAAGCTAAAAAAGCTAAGGATTTGGAATTAATTAAAGCCTTTATGCAAGGCTATAAAGTCGCATAAACAATTAACAAAAATGGAAATTAAAGAAATGGAAGATTTCGGTAAAGAAATCAAAAATGATATTACAGAAGTTAAATCTGAATTACAAGGAAAATTAGACGCTTTACAAGCGCAGTACGACCAATTATCAGTTAAGCAAATTGATTTGGCTACACAGGCTTTAGACTTCAAATCAGAAGTTAAAAACAAATTATCTTCTACTAATGAAGACCTGTTATCTAAAGGTTTCAAATTCGAAGTTAAGGCATCATTAACCCAAGCAGGTACAGTTGCACCAGACCAAATGCCAGGCATTTATGGTTATGATAATAAAAAACTGAGTTTAAGAAACTTAATGAGTATTGGTAGCACTACTTCAAACGCTGTAAACTATGTGCAGGAACAATCTTGGACTTCTTTTACTGGAACAACTACAGAAGGTTCTAAAAGACCAGAATCTGGTTTCGTATTAAAAAGTGAATTAGCACCAGTTAAAACTATTGGAACTTTTTTAAAAGTATCTAAAGAGCAATTAGCTGATGTTTTACAAATTACATCTTACATCACTAATCGTGCGCCAGCAAAATTAAAAGAAGTTGAAGACAAACACATCTTAGACATTTTAAGAGTTAAGGCATCTCAATTTACAGGTACAACTGTAACGATGGGAACAGGTTCAACTGTTAACGAATACGATGTATTACGTACAGGTATGAATATGATTGAATTGGCTAATGGTCAAGCAACAGCAATCTTAATTTCTCCATCTGATAAATTGCGTTTAGAATTAGCTAAAGACACAACTGGTCAATACATTTTCCCTTATGGAAATATGAGTGTTGCTGGTGTTCCGGTAGTAAGCTCTAATATCATCGAAGAAGGTAAATTCTTAATTGGTGATTATCGTATGGGTGCAGAGCTTGTAGAACGTGAAGGCTTATCTATCAACTTTTACAATCAAAACTCAACAGACGTTGAAGATGGTTTAGTAACAGTTGCATTAGAGGAAAGAATCGCAGTTACAGTTAACAACCCTGCAAGATTTATTCAAGGTGATTTCGTATCAGCTAAAGCTAAATTAAAATCTTAATCTGACAAAGATTAAATAATACTTGAAGGTGGTGGACAAAATCCATCACCTTTTTTTATACCTATTATATGACACTTGAACTCGTAAAACAGTATTTAAATCTTGCACCGAGCAACACCACACAAGATGTTCTAATACAACTTTTAATGGATGCGGCAACAGAGCAAGCGGTTAGAATTACTGATACTCAAAACGCCTTAATTGACCTTGCAATACTAAAAGATATTGCTACCAATTACCAACATAGAGAGAATTATTTAGATGCTGAAAATGGTGGTCTGGCACTATCTCAAACTACTATCAATATTCTTAATCAATACCGTAAACAAATTATTTACTAAATGAAAAATGCAAATAAATACAATCAGTTGGTTGAGTTCTGGATTACCAGAGCAACGCCCGATCAGGCGGGCGGCTCTTATATTTCTTACGAACTAGATTTCGATGATTTCGCTAGTGTAATTACAAAGGATGAAAAAAGAATGCTACAAGAATCTCAAATTGTTCTTGATGGATACTTTGAAATTTATTTGCGTTTTCGACCAGATGTTTCAATCGCTAAAAAGCACAACATCAAACTAAAGGATAAAAATTTAACTATCCACTCGATTGTAAATGTAAATGAGATGGACAGAGAATTTAAATTGATTTGCACCGAGAGCGATAATAACACAGAAGTTTTCGAGGGTGAAAATCCGTATGAAAATTATGAGGGCTTTAATAATCATTTTGATTACACCCTACCACTTACACTATTATAAAAATGTTAAACATAAACAAAAAGACAGGCGACCAATTGTATGCCAGCGAAATAAATCAAATTGTAAATGAAATCAACAGTAAACCAGATTCAATTGAAGTGCCAGAAGTTGATTTGTCAGATTACTTAAAGTCAAATGATGCTTTAGCAACCTACCAGCCGAAAGGCGACTATTTAACTGCTGTTAATTGGGGGGATGTGAGTAACAAGCCAACGATACCATCGATAGCTGGTTTAGCGACCGAAAGTTATATTAATGATTCGGTATCATCAAAGGCAAACAGCGCAGATGTCTACACTAAAACTGCGTCTGATTCAAAATACAAATCAATAGAATACGTTCCAACTTGGAACGAGATTACTAACAAGCCAGACTTAAATTCTAACATCACTTATGCAACTGCACAGGATATTGTAAATGCTACTCACGTTGCTTTTTGGGGTGATAGTATGACAGCTAGTTTAGGTGGTTATGATGCTACTTACCCAAGTATATTTGGTCAGTTATCAAAATTAAATGTTTTTAATGGTGGTATTGGTGGTCAAAACTCAACACAAGTTAAAAATAGATTAATTGCTGATACAGCCAAATTAGGTTGGAATACAATTATAGAAGTTGGAATAAACGATGTGTTGCAAAGTGCGACCAATACAACTATTTTAGCTAACATAGCAACGATGGTTTCAGCGTTGGGTCACAATAGATATGTTATTATTGCACCAACTCGAGTAAATTCCGAAACGAACGGCACAGCTAGAGCCACACAAAAAGATAATTTGTTAGCTAGTTTAATTAGTACTTATGGTGCAGAACGTGTAATTGATTTGCAGGGTTATATGTTAACACAAGGTGATGGCGGTGCAAATGATAATATTGATGTTGCTAATGGTATAAACCCACGTAGTTTAATGAGCGACACGATACACTACAATAAAGCTGGTTATGCAATCAAAGCAAACTACATCTATACTCAAACACAAGCTATTTTTAACAACGCTTCAACTGATTCTGTTAATCTATCAACTGTTAGGGGTTTTAGTGACTTTGGTAGAGACCAGTATTCTTTGGCTACCAATGGAAAATATTTAATAGGTGGTCAGCAGGTTATCTGGTTACCAAATCAATCTGGTAGCAATAATAATTCATTTTATGGTAATGGTGGTGCTGATTTGACAACAGGCGCAAACGATACTGGAATTGGTGTTAATGCTTTAAGTTCGATTACTACTGGTAATAGTAATACTGGGGTTGGTGCTGCAACTTTAGGTAAAATTACAACACAAAGCAATAATACTGCTATTGGTGGTGGGAGTTTGTTTAATAACGTAGCACAGGGTAACACCGCAATTGGTTCAGCTGCATTAACGGCAAATACAAGTGGTGCAGAAGCTGTTGCGATAGGTCATAATGCGTTATTGGCTAATACAAGTGGTACGCAGAATGTAATCATCGGTCAAGCTGGTATGTATCAAAATACATCAGGTGGTAATAACGTCGGTATTGGTTGGCATACATTGTTGGGAGCAACAAGTTCTAATAACATTGCAGTCGGTGCTAATGCTGGTGCTAACATAACTACTGGTAGTCGAAATCTTGTGATTTCTCAAAATGGTAATGTTCAAACGGCAACAGCTAGTAATCAAATCAATATTGGCAACCTAATATGGGGTACTGGTGCGAGCGCATCGGGTGTATCTACAGCTGGTAACATTGGTATTGCGGTAATTGCTCCAACCGCTAGATTAGCATTGCCAGCGGGTACTGCAACAGCAGGTACAGCACCACTAAAATTGACTGCTGGGACAAATTTAACAACAGCTGAAAATGGTGCATTCGAGTTTGATGGTACTAATCTTTTCTTTACTGTTGGAGGTATACGCAAAACAGTTAGTCTGACGTAGAACTCAAATACCAATTAGGAATAAGAGAATAAATTGGGATTGGAAAAAAGATGAACTTAATTCAAACTACATCACAATGGGTTGGCAAAGTTACGTTAGATAAAGGATAGTTTTTTTAAAAAGTTATCAACATTTGCTCGAGGGAAGAAATAAGAAAGAGCTGCGCACACTCCACCAACTATAGCGAAGCAGCTCGCTATTGCAGAGGTAATTGTGTTAAACATCTCTATACTTATCATATCCCAAATTTAATAAAAAATATTCTAAATAACAATGGCAAATTTTACAATAAGGGTTCAAGGCTTACACGAAATCAATAATATATTATCTCAATTAGAAGACAAAGCGGAGAGTGTTAAAGATGTTCTCAATGAATCAGCTTTAAGTGTCTTAGATAAAGCAAAATCAAATCTTGCAGGTACACCATTTGCTGAAAGTGTCGGGGGGATTATGCAAAGCGGTGGTGTTGAAACATCGCAAGATGGGATGGAAGTAGAAATATTTTTTAACAAGCATTATTCGCCATATATCGAGTATGGAACAGGGTCTAAAGTCGATGTGCCAGCAGGTTTTGAAAGCTACGCACTTCAATTTATTGGTAAGGGCATAAGAGAGGTTAATATTAAGCCACACCCATATTTTCATCCAGCGTTAAACGATGAATTGAAGACCTTAAAAAAGAATTTGAGAGATTTATTAAAGGTTTAAAAATTGCCTAAGCAAACTAATAGACAACTGTCATTATTATTAACGTCAAATTTTAATCCTTCCACCATTCCCTCAGACATTAGCATAGATGTTCCCTTAAATTGGAAGTTGTTATTTTTCATAAATTGAAAAATTTGATTTGGAATTTTTCCTGAATTTGAACCGGGTGTTGAAGCTATTGAAAAACATCTTTTCAAATAAGGCTTATCTTTATAAAGTGTGTTTAAATACTTAGTAATAGCTTCGAAATCTTTCGGTATTAGCTCTATTTCATTACTAATATTTACGTCGCCATTTATACCATTATTTTCACCATTTATTGTGTGAATTGTATTTTGGACTTTATTACCTGACCCTCCAATATTACCTTGATTATTACCAGAATTTTGATTGGTTTCTAAATTTCCTTTAACGGTTCTAGCGATAGTCCCTTTCACTGTTTTAGAAGGGATAGCTGAACGAATTGGTTTAAAGGTAGTTGATGACGCGCCAAGGTTTTTTGTATTATCATTTATTGTAGGTTGTTGATTAATTTCAAACCCAAGCGCACTTACAGGTTTCCCAATTAGTATGTCATACGTGAATTTTGCCGTAATTAGTAGTATACATAAAAGAATTAATGAGCAAAGTATTTTAACAAACGTACCACCCTCTTTATAAAAGTCCTTTACATCAGATAAATTCATATTTTAATTGATTATGTTTCTCAAACTTATATATTATAGACTTAAGCAGAAAATATAGTTATACACATACAAACTTTTGCAGACCTGATTGAGGATTAGTGATTTAATAAATTATATTTGTTTTATGGAAATTGCAGTTAATTTGGAATCGTTCAAGGTTCGAACAATCTTTAATGAACAAGACAACAAGTATCTTTCAAAAGTAATCAAAGATGAATTATCAAGTAGGAATAGTGATGGTGAAAGCTTGGAAAGCCAAATACTAGATTTGATTGCAAACTCAATGGAATCAGATGGTAGTGGAGGTGCTATTGACGTTGACGGATTATCGTTAGAGGATGTTTCTTTTGATTACAAAACTAAAAAAGGGAAACTCTATTTCACTTATGTTTACAGTCGATTTTTTGGTTGCGACGATATTTCAGATAATGATTGGAGAGACGAGGTTATACATTTTGAAATTGATAAAGTAAATAATCTATTAAAACTTCATTATTTCGAGCCGCCGAAAAGAGAACCTGACTCATATTGATTAACCTAATTTAATTAAGATTCCTTAAGCTTTAGCAACCATCGTTTAAGCCTATTTATAGGTAATATGAACGACTTTGCAAAAGACCCATCTTACATTTACCGTAAAGCTTATTTTGATAAGCTAAACAATAACATCTCTGTTATCGCAGGTAAATTTATTCCTATTTATGACACAGTGCCAGCTGATGCTGTAGCACCGTTTGTGATACTCTCATCAACTAGTTTATCGCCACTTAATGATAGCTTATCGTTCGGCTATGAAGCTGATATTGTGATTGACATTGTCACTCGCTTTAAAAGCGGTGGTGGTAAAAAGTTGAGTGATGATATTGCGAATAAAGTATTTGAAAAGGTTTATAACAAAGACAATTTTTATGAAGATGAAAATTGGAACATCACTTCAACACAGCTAGAGAAATCTATTTATTTAGAAAGTGAATCAACTAGCGGTTACGTAATTCGTAAACTCATAACATTCTCAAATTTTATTGAACAAAAATAATATGGTAAGGAACATTTTTGAAGGTTCTGAATTCCTATTATATAATATAGACAATGAACCGATAGCATTATCAAATAACTGCAAATTAGTTGTAAAGCAAAATACAACAGACGTAACGACAAAGGATAGCCAGAATTGGACTGAAAGTATTACAAGTACCAAAGATTGGTCAATCGAATTTGAAGGTCTGGTAAGTTATGAAGATGATAAATTCAATACAAAATATTTCCTAAATCAATACGAGAACAAAGAGCCGTTTTTTATTCAATTCGGTGTTATTCAAGGCAATTTCAATCACACTTATTGGGGAGAGGTTCTATTAGAATCAATCGAAATTGATTCAGAAAATGGTGAGGTTGTTAGTTATTCTGGTAGTCTTAAAGGCGTTGGAAAGTTAGAATTTACTAATGATGGTTCACCAATCCAGAATGGATATTTGAAAACTGAAACAGACCCTGTTTTTCGTGGTAGTGCGGCATTTAATATAACCCAAACAAATAAAAATGATTGGTTTGAAGCTTACAATAAGACCTTACAGGAGATTAATTTTTCAACCTTAGACAATGTAACAACCCTTAAAGTTAAGTTGCGAGATGGCTCTGTTTATAGCTCGTTTTTCAATCAAGTTGGCGGTGGTTCTAGCTCGGTAGATTTATCGAATTATTATAACAAAACGCAATCAGAAAATCTGTTTCAGTTAAAAGGAAACTATATTGGATTAAGTTATTTACAGGATTATTATTTCTCAAAAACTGAATCTGATGGTAAGTATTATTTGAAATCAAATCCAGATTCATATATAAATAAAACTACAGCTGATTCACTTTATAAGTCTATTAATTACGTTCCAACGTGGGGAGAAATTACATCTAAACCGAGTTTCTTTAGTGGTAACTATGAGGATTTGGCGAATCGACCTGCATTATTTAGTGGAAACTACAATCATCTTTATAATTCGCCAGTTAATTTAAGTTATTTCTCAAATGATGCTGGTTATGTTACCGCAAGTATTGTTAATGGTTACGCTCTATTAAGTGATGTTTATTCAAAATCAACATCTGATGGACGTTACCAACCTTTAGAAAATCAAAGGTTATCATCTGGCAATAACGTTACTTTCAACAAAATTACAGCAGTAAATGAGATGATAATTCCATCTTCATCTTCAACTAGTAATAACAGTATCTGGATTGGGAACGCAAATAATTCTGGTAATACACCAGCACCATCAGCTAATTATTTACGTGATTTGCTAGATGTGGATTTTGGCGCATTGCAAAATGGTCAATCCATCCAATATGATAGTGCGAGCGGTAATTGGAAAAACGTTAATCTTCAAATTGCTGGTAATTATGCGTTAGCTAATGGCTCTAACGCTAGTGGTACTTGGGGAATAAATATCAGTGGTAATGCGCAAACGGCTACAAATGCAACTAATGCTGATAAATTTGTCGGTTATGGATATGAGGGAGGGCTTAATAATGTATCATATATTTTAGGTTTTAACGGTAATACAAATAATATTGGAGTTACGACTTCTTCTCAAGTAAGAACTTGGTTAGGAATGAAAGATAACACAGCCTATCACCAATATCATACACCATTTGGTACAGATGCTAATACAGTACCAGAACATACATCATCATTTACTTATGCTGTTAATGCACCAGCCAATGGTTATTTAGGTCATTTTGGGGCTAACGGTTACGGTTTACAATTAAACGCTGATTATGGAGGTGGATTTGGGTTACACTTTAGAGTTCGTAATGGTGATGAGGGTCAATGGAATCCTTGGAGAAGAATTTGGAGTCAAAATGATTTCGAAGTATCAGAGAGCGTTTCAGGATATTCTGTAGTAAGGAGAAATGCTAATGGAGATGTTTTTGCAAGATATTTTAATACAACATCAGGCTTTGATGAAACTCCAATGGGTTCTGTTATAGGTACAGGAGTTGATGATGGGTATATTCGTAAATATTCAAAAGGCGCATTGCAAGGTTGGTTGAACTTAGGTTCATTAGCTTATAGAGATTCAATTGCTGGGCGTGAAGCACTAACAAGTATCGCCTACGCATCTGATGATATTGGAGTTGCTCAAATGCTACGTTGGAAAAATTACGGTAATGGTCACGTTATTTTCGATGCTTCCGCTGGAACAGCTCCTGATGGTAGTGGTCACGATAGGACAAATTCAGAACAAGCTTGGACACCATCTTACCCAACTTTGATGGGTTGGAATGGTGGAGGTACATTTGGTGTAAGAGTTGATAGTGCAAGAACTGCTGATTTATGGGGTGGTTATACTGCTAATTTTAATTTACAACCAAATCCGTCAGATATTCAATCATCTAATCCGTTTATAATTTATAATTCAACAAGGAATCAATTTGAAGCTACATCGGTAAATACTTATAGGAGTGTTTTAGGTTTAGGCGCATCAGCTTTTACAGCTGAAACATTAGATAGTGTTACAACGAGAAATCCAAATGTTTATAGGGCTATTCATTTGCGAAGTGGTTCGGCATTACATTATTGGGATAGTTCCAATACTTGGAGTGCTAGAGGGGATATGCGAGGCGATACACTACACCAGTATGTGGATGCAGGAACTGCTTTACCTTGGAAAGAAAATTGGTGGGATGGTGAGAAATATCATTCAATGTATGCTAGTGGTGAGGGTTTTACATACGGTAGTAAAATTCTAGCATTAGGTGGTTCTAATGGTGCTGAAACCTATAATGGAGGTATTGAAGTTAGAGGTACAAATGCTGGAATTACATATCATAATCCCGGGCATCAAGCTAGAAATCTTTGGATGAATAATTCAGCTATATTGGGATGGACAGGATTAGGTTTTGAAACAGGAGGTTACCTTTATGCTCCTGTCTACTTGCAAACAGGTCGGGTTATAGCTGGCTATGATTCTGGTGTAGGTGGTTCAATCAATACTAATGATTATCTACGTGTAGCAGGTGGTGGCGGTGTACACTGGGCTAGCTACGGAACTTCGTTAGAACCAGTAGACGGTAACACTATACGCTATCGTTCAAATGGAGCAGGTACAACTTCATTTCAAATGACAACTAGTGAGGGTACTGCTAGAGGTTACCTTTATGGCGATTCATCAAATAATTTTGGATTATTACACCACGGTGGAGGTTGGACAATCCGCTCAAATTCAGGTAGAAATATTTATCTAAACGAAACAGAGGGTAATACTTTTATTGGTACAACATCAGGAGGTGAAAAGCTTAATGTTGGTGGTTGGGTGAGTGTACAGGGGAATCACGGATGGTATAACGCAACTCACGGTGGTGGAATTTGGATGAATGATTCTACTTGGGTTAGAGTATATAATAATAAAAACTTTTTAGTTGATGCACAGATTAGAGGTAATGACTTTTATGCAACTTCTTCTGGCTATTACGTAGGTAATTTCGGTATCGGCTTGATAGGTTCTTATTCGGGAGAACGTTATCAATCTGTATTTTCTATGGGTGATGCTTACAGACCAGCTGTTGATGGTACATCGTTAGGTAATAGCTATGGTATTGTTTGGACTTATCAAGGTTTAGGTCAAGCTAAAGCAGGTTTAGGTCATCAAATGCTGATAACGGAAGCAGGTGTAACGCAAACCGCAATCGGTAACGGTATTTGGACTAGGGCAAATATTTACGCTGCTGGTCAGATAGAAGCACCAACACAAAGGGCAACCGCTAAAATGGTAATCCCTACATCAGCACCAAGTTCACCAGAAGCTGGTTGTATCTGGATAGCCTAAATTATTTGATGTTGTAAGAACAATTGATTCATTAGTTGGTTATATCACCACATCTACTGAAAAACAAAAACAAATTGAGCCACTTAATAGTGGCTTTTTTTGTGTGAGCTAATATTTATGGAAAAGACATAAATATGCCAGCTCCATCATCAGCCTATCTCAATAAAAATATAAATACAATATCTGCAAGTGGTCAGCAAGTAGCTAACAACAGAGCAATTATAACCGATGAAAAGGAAGTTTTAAAATATCGATTTTGGTTAGATGAGTTACTGTTAACTAAAGATGCAGATGGTAATGATGGCTTTACTGGTTTGGTCGTTGAAGGTTCATTTGCTCATTCAATGCACAGCACAGCAAGAATTGGAAGTTTAAGGACTAACATCAATTCAGCTACTCATTTAAATTTTACAGATGCTGGCTTACACACAAAGGGTACTTGCTCTATTGGTGTTCCTTATTCTGAATTTGGCGAAGGTGTTAAAGTTTTGATAAATTGGCGTACTGCATTTTATGTTCCAGGTGATGGCTTGAAATTACGTTATCGCATTAATGGCGGTAACTGGAATGAATATTTTGTTAGTGGCGTATTACCGCAAAATGAAACAGGTAGTCTACTTGCTGGATTAAACGATGCAGGTGGTATTCAACCATCAAGTTTAGTTGATGTACAAGCCTTGCACGTTAACGCAGAAGGTACTTACACCAGTAATACAACGTCTTTTGTTGTACCGCAACCTAGCACAATAATGGCTTATGGTTCTTATGCTAGTAATGCATATAGCAACTACATTTCCAACAATGGCAGAATGCTACTTTATTTCTCAACGTTTGATTTAGAAATTGGTAGTGAAGTTTATACAAATCAGTTTGGCAATATTAATGCTGCTGCTGGCTTTTATTCAAATGATTCGTTCTGGATTAAGGTTGAAATGGTTGGTGATGCGTGGAATCAAAAAGCGGTAATTACTAGTGCTGGTAGTGTTGGAACTTGGGGAAGTGATGACCCTGCAACGCCAGCACAAACGTACCCAGTGACATTTATGGGTATTGCGATTTTAGGGATGAGTGGCGGTCGTACTTGGCAACAAGTTTGTTCAAATCCAGCTTATCTACAGGAATATAACTGCCACGTAGTAGCATCTAATCAAAGATATGTAACAGCTGCATCACAATCAGCAGAACCGATAGCAAATGCAATTTACTACACATCAGAAACTGAATTTGTAGTTATTCAAAATGGCTACATCACCAACTACGGTAACTGTAATGATGGTATTATCATTGAAGATTTATAGTTAATACCTAAAACTAGGTATTTCGATTTATACCAATTTAATTAAGATTATCTAATCCCTGCAAAGCCATTTCTCAAACTATTTATGTGAAAAAGAAAATGGCAAATAACAAATTTTTAGGTACGGATTTACTTGTGTATATCGATGGAGAACCAATCGCACACAGTCGCAAAGCTTCATTCAAAATGAATCGTCAGTTAGCAGATTCAACCACCAAAGACAGCATTGAAGGATGGACTGAATCATTAGAGTCTCTTAAATCTTGGGAAGTTTCAACCGAGGGTTTAGCTGTATGGGGTGATTCTGGTAAATGGTATGATATGATTACCAATGGTACAGCTGTTACAATCTCATTCAAGCCAACTACACAAGAAAGCGGTGACATTACTTTTAGTGGTATGGCATTCGCAGAATCAGTTGAGATTAATTCCGAAATGGGTGAAGTAGTCACTTACAGTATCAATTTTAAAGGCACAGGTAAGCTAAACGCAATTCCGAAAGCATAATCATTAACATAAAAAAAGGAGAGTAAATTATGATTAAAGGATTAATGTTTTTAGATATAAATGGTGAGCAAAAAGGTGTCCAATTTGGTATGTATGCAATCAAATTGCTTACAGAAAAAAGAGGTATTTCACTTAATGAAATTGGTGATTTATTTGTCGATTTAGATACTGATGCTAGCAAAGCATTTGATTTATTGGTTGACCTGTTATTTGCAGGTATGAGCAATTATAATCTTGTAAATGACATTAAAGAGAATATCAACTATTACAAGTTATATAATGATTTCGGAACGGTTGATAATTCTAAATACGAAGAAATTTTCAAGTGCTTTATCTCAACGCAAATCGCTGGTAAATCGTTAGCCGAAAGCAATAACGATATGGACAAAGCACCAAAGAACTCAAAAAAAAATTAGAGTTCAATGAGTGCCTAGGTATGGCAGTAGGTGAAGTTGGATTAAGTCTAAAAGATTTCTACTCATTAACCTTTGGGGAATATCACTACATCGCAAAGAGCTATATGTTCAAAGATGAACGTGAATGGCAAAGGACAAGAACATTAGCTGCATTGCTTATCAACGTTCAGCTGGATAAGGATAAACATATTACTGGCGAAGAATTGATTCGATTGCCAAGCGATGTAATTATTGACAAGAAAAAAGACTTACCAACCAAAGAAGATTTTGAAAGGGCGATTAGAGAAAGCCCTATTAAAAGATAAGCAGAAGGACTAAACACCCTTCCAAGATAGCCCCTTAAACGCCTTAAAGGTAGAATTTAAGGGGCTTTTTTAATACAATATAATGGTAGAACAAAAACTGAATTTCATATTCGGTGCTGATATATCTGAATTTCAACGTGCAATAACCAACGTTAGCCAAAGCCTAAAAAGCGTAGGAGACAAGATGAAAGACTTTGGGTCTACTATGTCAACTTACGTTAGCTTACCGCTTGCTGCATTAGCTGGTGCGAGTATCAAAGCTTACGGAGATATTCAATCACTAAAGAATGGTTTAACTGCAATTACAGGAAGTGCTGCAGAAGCAAATGAGCAATTTGTTAGATTAAAGGAACTAGCTAAATTGCCAGGGCTTGGACTTAAAGAAGTTACTAAAGGCTCTATCAGTTTACAGGTAATTGGGTTCAGTGCTGAAAAAGCTGAAAAAAGTATAAAAGCATTTGGTAATGCTGTTGCGACCGTGGGCGGGGGTCGAGACCAGTTCGAGAGGGCAACCTATGGATTAGCTCAACTTGCTAATACAGATTTCCCATTAGGTGAAGATTTAAATATCATTAAAGATGCTATCCCACAAGTAACTCCATTGCTTAAAGAAGCTTTTGGAAGTGCAAGAAGTGATGAATTGGCAAAGATGGGCGTTTCATCTGGTCAAGTAGTTGATGCAATCGTAAATGGATTAAGCAAGCTTCCACAAGTAACAGGTGGCGTAAACGCTGCTTTTGAGAATTTAAAAGATGGTATTTTTTCAAGTTTAGCAGAAATTGGTGATGTAATAAATCAACATCTGGATATTTCGGCAGTAGCTGATAAGATTGTAAATAGTTTAGCTTCAATAACCGAATGGTTTAAAAACCTATCTCCAACAGTTCAAAAGGCAGTATTAATTTTTGGTGGTTTACTTATTGTTATTCCACCAATAATTGCTGCATTAGGTGTATTTATTGGTACTATTTTACCTGCTTTAATAACTGGTTTTGGAGCTTTATTCTCACCAATTACCGCTGTTGTAGTTGCTATTGGTGCAGCGGCTTATTTAATCATCGACAATTGGAGTGCGATTAAAGAATATTTCGTAAGCGGTGAGGGTTCTACTTTTTGGAATACGATAGTAAGTTATGCAAGCGATTTATGGGAATCACTGAAATCTATTTTCAATTCGGTTAAAGCATTTATTATTCAGGTTTGGGCTGCAATTGGTACAAATGTTATCAATGCAACCAAAGGTGCTTTTAGTGTTGTAAGCGGTGTAATATCTGGCGTACTAGGTTATATTTCTGGTATAGTCAAAATCTTTTCAAGTGTTTTAAAGGGTGATTGGGCTGGTGTTTTCGAAGGTATCCAAACCATCACCAACTCAATGTGGAACGGTATTTTGCAAATCGTCAAAGGTGCTGTAAACGCCCTTGGTAATTATGTTGCTGGATTCTTAAAGCTGGTAGGAGCTGAATCGTTGGCGAACGGTATAGTTAATGGTTTAAGTATCATTAATGTTTTGTTCGATAAGATTGCAGTACCTGTTAAAAAAGCTACTGAATCAGTTAAAGACTTCAACAAAGAGGTAGCAAAAGCATCAGGTTCTAAAGTTGAAACTACTGTGTCAACCACTAAAAAAGGTGATGGTAAGGACACAAAAGGAATAGCGCAGGTCTACAAGGATTTGCAAATCGGCTTAAAACAAATCGATGCAGAGTTCGGAGCAACGTTTGATGAGAAGGCTAAGAAAAGAATTAGCGAATATCAGCAAGCTATTAATAGTTTAATCAAATTTGGTGTTGACCCGTTATCGGATGCAATCAAAAAACTTAACGTTGAACAGCAAAAGAATGTACAGCTTGGTGTTCCAAATCTTAAAAAAGCGGTAACAGCTGCACCAGTACAAAAAGAATCTCCTATTAAGTTTCAAGCCATTCCAAATCAATTAATGACAGGCTTATCAGAGCAAAAAGCTAGGGTCGTTATGCTAATGCAAGATATGAATGATTCGATTACGCAATCAATTAATTCATCGGTTGCATCAATGGCTGGTGGTTTTGTTGAAATGATTGGAGCAATGGCTAGCGGTAATGCAAGTTTAGGAGATATTGCCAAAGGTCTAATTGGAATACTAGCAGATATGGCAACGCAGGTTGGTAAAATCGCTATTTCAACGGGTGTTGCAATGCTTGGAATTAAGGCAGCATTCAAAAATCCTTTCACCGCAATCGCGGCTGGTGTGGCTTTGGTTGCTTTGGGTTCAATGGTTAAATCTCGAATTAGTAAAGCTACAGGTGAAGACACTGGTAGAACAGCCTTTGCTAACGGGGGAATTGTTTTTGGTCCAACTAATGCATTAGTTGGTGAATATAGTAATGCATCCAGAAATCCGGAGGTCATTGCACCTTTAAATAAATTAAAATCAATGCTTGGAGAAACTAGTAATTCTGGTGGTCAAGTTATGTTTGAGATACAAGGTGATAAATTAGTTGGTGTACTCAACAACTACGATAAAAGACAAAACAGGACTAGATAATGGAGAACTACGGACTAAAATTCTTATCTCAGTTTGACAGTCAAAAAGGGATAAAATATAAAGTAAGGATACTTCAAAGAAATTATAACAGTGCAGTTTATGACGTTGTTATGGGTGGTGAGCCTGTTGTGATTAATTATAACGGTGATGAAAACAAATTTGATATTATTCGTGGTTCTGAATGTGTTTTGAATCTATATTCTCAAACCAACAACCAATTCACAGAAATCTTAGTTGGAGATAAAAGGGAATACAAAGTTGAGATACTTAAAAATGACAGTTTGTTTTGGTCAGGATATATAATACAGGATAACTACAATGAGCCATTTATGCCAGCACCTTACCTAATTACGGTAAGAGCAACCGATGGTTTAGGCGATTTAAAACAGCTTCAATTAAAGAATGAAAACGGTAATCTGATTCTACAAAACAAATCATTTGTAGAGACGATATTAAGCTGTTTAAGCCAATTAAAAAATGGGACTAAGCTTGTCACCAACATCGATTTATATGAGGCTAGAATTGATAAAACCAACCTTAGCAACGAAGCTTTAAACCGTTGTTATGTGTCTCCATTTTTATACTTAAAGGATAACCAAGATACTTTGAAACTGGATGCTATTGTCAAGATGATTTTAGCACCTTTTAATGCTTATATCTATTTTAAAAACGGTAACTATTACATCGATAGGGTTAACGCAAAATTGAATGGTAATAGAGTTGAGAGGGTTTATGATATTAATTTTGATGGTGATAGTTTGCCAACAAATGTTGCAACATTAATTAATAATGTTCCAATTACTATCTCGAGAACAGGTAGCACAAGATTCATCAATGCAGACCATACAATCAACTATTCTACACCTATTAAATCAATTTTGGTTAACTCCAAAATTGTTAATTCTGAAAACTTAATAGTTAATAATTATTTCAGAATATGGGAAAACGGATTGCCTATAAATTGGCAAAAAGTTGGAACGTTTGGAATAGAACAAATTTATTATCCAGCATCTGGTAACGCTTTAAAAATTACTGAAAAAGTTAACAATGATGCATCGATTAATTTCGATAGTCAGAAACTAAGTGTTGTAAATAGTGCTTACGTGACTAACACAACAAACGACAATCTATCGCTTAAGCTTGCAACATTCGGTAACGTTAGGTTTATGGTTAAGGTTAGCAACCCAACACAAAGTGCTTGGTTAACTTTAAGTGGAAGTACTGTTGATGGACAGCAAGTTTATACTGGATGGTTTGAAAATACACCTAAATTCTGCAAGTTAGAAAGGGGCGGTAATGGTAGCACAGGCGGTACAAGGAGTGAAAGTTGGGGAGCAGATTCACAGGCATTTTATACTTCTGAAATTAACGATGTTCCAATTCCAATTTCTGGCTCAACTATGCAAATTAGTTTCCTTCCAAGTTTCGATACTGCAAGCTATACAGGCGGTGGAATCATTCGACAGTTTACGCCAAAAATCAACAATGCTGCAACAGTCGATGGTGATAGAATTACGATAAAATCCAATAAGAATTATATCGATGAATATGCTGATTTTAAGCCAGAATTGGGAGAGTTCAATAAAACAAATTATCTCAACCAAATTATGGTTAAAACACCAACAGGAGATTCACCATCCACGTTATGGCATCGTGATGGTCGAACCGAATCAAAGGAACTTTTGGAGATTGCGGTTCGTTCAATTCTCAACCAAAACAGAACACCATACATCCAATTTAGCGGGTCTTTATTCGGGTTGTTTGACTTTGGTTCAACCTTTAAAGTTAATGGCTTAGAGGGGCTATTTTACCCTTATAAATCATCATTAAACCTAAAGAATGATGTAACCAGTGTAGACCTGTTGCAACTATTAAATGATAGTGATGATAACGGTGATATTTATAAAAAAGAGGTTCAGTTCAAAGATGCGGAATATACATCTATGACAAATAATGTAGCAGGTGGTACAGGCGTACCAAGACCATCACGAGGGGGTGGCAGAGGTTAAATTATTAAAAAATGAAATTAGATAATGAAGGGATAAAATTTATCCATAATGAAGAAGGCTTACGCCTAAAAGCATATTTATGCCCAGCAAATGTATGGACAATCGGTTATGGTAACACTTACCATCTTGATAACGCCAAGGTAAAAGAAGGTGATATAATAACATTAGATGAAGCTAATGAGCTGTTTAACAAAAAGATTAAGCTGTACGAAGATGCAGTAAACAAAAATGTAAAAGTTCCTTTGACACAATCAGCGTTTAACGCTCTTGTTAGCTTTTGCTATAATGTTGGAACGTTTGCATTTACTACATCAACATTGCTTAAGAAAATTAATGCTAAAGCATCCTTAGATGATATTTTTAAGGAGTTCAAAAAATGGGTACACGCTGGTAAGAAAGTGATAAGTGTTTTGGTTAACAGGCGCAATAGAGAAATTAAATTATACCAAAGCTAATGTTAGAACATCTAAGCGATTTTTTCTTTTCGGCAAAGCTTTGGTTTTTAAAGTTAATAGGATTGTTTCTGGTCTGGTTTGAACCAGCACGGGAACTAAGTTTGATGCTGATTATTTTTGTGGTAATTGATGGTTTACTTGATGTATGGGTTGCAATAGATAGTAAACAGAAGTTGAACTTTAAGGAGTTTCTAATTAAGAAAATAAAGGATGTTACATTGTTTCTCGTTTACATTCTCGTCATCCATTATTTCCAAGTTAGTTATCTAAAAGAGGAATTAGCTGTGTTTAAGGTTATGGTTGGGATTCCTTTGATAGCATTATTGAGTGGTATAGTTGAAAATATTGAAAGCCTCACAGGTATTAAAGTAGCAACAGAGGTCAAAGAGTTATTAAGCTCTATCTTTAGCAAATTGAAAGATAAAGCAACTAAAAAAGACGAATAATAAATTATACCTTTGTCGTGAGGGGGTGTAACTACGGTTGCATCCCTATTTTTTTTATCACTTTTTCACTAAAGTAATTATAACATAAATCAATACGTATATCACGCAATTCAAATTTATTCGCAACTTTTACATTATTTTTGACCATATGCGGAAAATACTTATAGCAGATGACTATCCTGATAACGCTGATGTACTCAATTTCTTATTATCAAGTGAAGGTTATCATACAAAGGTGGTTTATAATAGAAAAGACTTTTTCAACGAAGTGGATTCGTTTAACCCAGATTTAGCAATAATTGATATCCACTTAGGTAATAGCGATGGTAAAGAAATGGCAACTAAAATTAGGAACGATGAAAAGTTAAAGCATATCAAAATTATTTTGATGACTGCTGGAATGACCGTAAAACAAGCGGAGGAATTTTCATTTGAATTTTGTGATGCGTTTATAGCAAAGCCATTTGAATTGCAAACAGTAGTATCAACGGTTAAAAGATTATCAAATTAGTATACAACTTAAAAGAATATTTTGTAACTTGAAATAGGTTAATATAAAATCGCTTGGTTAAGTGACTTTTTTTTTAGGTAAAAGGTAGGTAGATTAATTTCTGTCTACCTTTTTTTGTTGAAAACCATTCTTAAAACCAATATCGGTACATACTAATTTTGTTGGTATGGTTGTGGAACTAGAAGAAATAAAATTAAAACTGGCTTATGGTGACGAGGTCAAAACACTAGAATTGTCAACTAGTGGCGGTGGTGGGGGTAATTTCGATATTTACATAAATAGATACTATCAAGGTGCAATCATAAATTATTTTGATGGGGTGAAGGTGTGTTGGCAAGTTTCATCTCCATTTGGTTGGACTGCATTTGAAAATGAAATTTTAGTTGAAATGGTTAGTAATTATTTCTAA